CATCGCTTACGGGTGGCTCTGCCAGTGCTAAAATCACTGATTATTATTATCAAGCCGCTAGTTGGCACGTGGTCCTTTCGGGGGGCAGCGCGGGTTCTGCGGCGAATGCGGGGGCTTTCGTTTTGTTTGCTGATAATGTGTTGACGTATGTTTATCGGTTTATCGGCGGGCGCTTGGTGTTGCGTAAATAAGAAAAGGAGGTTAATTCTATGGAATAAAAGGTTGTGTGTCTGTCTGCAATAGTTGGCACGTAGTCAATTCAGGAGGCAACGCGAATAATGCAGCTAAGGAGGCTACAATGAGAGTAATACACGGATCAGATACATATCCAGAAACGATAGTAAAGTCAGCAGGAAAAACTCAGGTGCGTTACGACATCGAAGAAGTCACATTCGACGACATGGGCACCCAGAGGACATCATACAACTATACCTATGTTGCGATTGAGGGCGAGCTGACAAGGGCGAAGATCATAGACGCGATTATCGCTGATGTTCATAGCAAGGACGCAGAGCTGGCGCTCATCAATAACGAACTTGCAAGTCCGGGAACGGCTGAATACGCAGAGTATCAGGCACTCAGGGCACATGCTAAAGAGATTGCGGATGAGGTGTTGGGATGACCTTCTACACCGACAACAATATCCCCATCCCCGCGGGCCGAATCGGGGTCAGGGTAGCCGCGTATGACGCCCTTGGCCGCCAGGTCTTTCAGACGATGCTTGCCGATGGATGAATATTCGGCGGCGGCTTTAAGTTTTAACCAGCGGGGCATGGCGGTTTTTCTCCAGACGGATTATTGCAGCTCCCGCTCCGCGACCTCAGAGGGCAGGGACGTTATTGTCATCCGGCCCGCCCGGATTTCCTGACCGACAAACTCCATCTCGGCCTGGCCATCGTCAATCACATGACGTAGCTTGACCTTGTGCTTTGCCGGCGGCTCCGGCTTTGGCTCCAGGTCGAAACCGAGGTCATAGTTGACGACGATCCCGCCGGATGAGGGATCAAGGGAGATGCCGAGGGACAGCTTAATTCCATCGGGGATCTTCCGATATGCGAAATCAATGTTCTCCGCGTTCTCCAGGAGCAACTTTTCGATGTCCCCGGCGACTACCTGCAAAAATGATTCGGTGATTTGTTGGCTCATGGTTCCTCCTTGGCCTCCTTTCCAAATCAAAGCCGGATTCCTTTCGGCAGGCTCCGGCGGGCCTTCTGAGGAGGGAGGTGTTCAGACAGCTTTTCTTATGGATCGCCTCCAAAAGCGGGTGATCCTTTCGTATTGCGCTTTCAGATCGGCGGGAAGATCGTATGTTTTACGCTCCTGCCATTTCCCGAAGACAAGCCAGGGTCCGGCCAAAATCTTCTCCCGGCCTTCCACTATTTTCTTTACCTGGTCATCTATTTCATCATATTCTTTTTTCGCTTCCTTGAGGGCTTCCAGGCGGTCCAGCAGTTCGGCCAGTTCGCCAGTGTCAACCTCCACCTCCTTGCCGATATGCTCCGGTAGGCAGATATGGGCATAGGCGCAACCGTCACACCACATCTCATCGTTGATCGGCTCGGGCAGCGTCCCCGCGGCAACATGGGCATTGACCGCCTCAGCCCGCTTCAGTGTTTCTTCCCCCATGTCATAATCCAGGTCCATCCATATCTCTTTCATCTGCCCGGATACCTTGTCCTTGAACAGGAACACGCCCCGTTCACAGCCCTGCATAAGCAGATATAAATTCAACTGCGTAGGGTATTTGCGGAGATAGGCATATTTCCCGCGGGTCAGATCGCTGATGGAATTGATTGCCTTGAAGACGAAGGGAGAACTTGACTTGATCTCCAGCGGAAAGTAGTCCTTCCCGACAGGGATAAAGCCGTCGACGTGCCCGGTAATCTGATATTCCGGCCAGGAGAAAGCCCGCTGCTGTTCGATGACTTTAATGCCCGCATCGGCCAGGTCCTTCAGGACTATCTCTTCAATCTCACTGCCCATATCAAATACCATCTGCAAGCCGACATCATGCAGTGCCCGTTCCTGCCATCGCGTCCTGTTCAGGACATGATACCGGACGCAGGGGATGCCAAGGTCGCTCGCCCTGTTGCTATTGACCGGGAATTGCTTGATCTTCCTTGCCTTGGCAGCTAATACCTGTTCAACTATCATATCAGCCCTCCTGTCCGGGGTCGCGGTCAAAGGACGGCTCGATCTTCCTGATGGATTCGAGGGAGTTCCCGTATTGATTGGACGCATAGACGATTTCCGCCTTTATCCCGGCGTCTTTAGCCTCCAAGGCCGTTTTCATAGCTGACTCGGAGAACGTTTCGATCTTCTTTTCACCCTCAATCAGGATGACAAATACGGTGCCTTGCGATCCGTCCTTCTTTTTGAAGTTACGCTTCCTGACATCCACGATGCCGGAAACAATCGTCTCCGCGCCCTCGCTTTTGGCCTCGGACTTCCGCTTGCCGTCTTTTTTGAAATCGACCTTTGCCAGCATGTCCTCGGTGATGCCGGCGAATTCTTTCAGATCCTCGTAGGTCATGTTCCTGATCCCCAACAGGCGGGTGATGCCATTGCCGATGCAGTTGGTATAGGCGGCCTTCTTCACGTCCCCGACATCGATTTCCGATGCGGGAAGCTCCGTCTTATTGCCGTTTTCCCATTCGTACTTCTTGAAGAAGCCATCCTTGCTGCTCCGGGTGCCAATGGCCTCGATAGTGGCGCCGGCCAGGGAGAAAAATCCTTTATAGGTGAAACTGAAATGGCCTCCTTCCGCCGGTTCCCGGATAGGCTCCGAAATCCTCCAGGAGATGCCAAACATCCGGGCGATCTTCTCCGCGCCCGATACCTGGAGGTAAGGCTTCCCGCCCTGATCCGTCCAATCATGCCGGTTTGTTAGCTTTATCGCCACCTTCTTGATCTTATTCATGGCGTCAATACGCCGTTCGGCCTGTTCTGCCAGGGAAATCAGCGTTTCATCTGTAATAGGCGTTAAAGCTGTCTCCTGAACCTCCATTACTTCACCGTACTTTGCCTGCTCTTCCATCCTCTCCTCCTTATGCTTCCGCCGCCGCACTCTCGCGACCGGCCTGCCGTTGACATGCCTCACATATCCGGTTCCCTATCCACAGCGACGCGAAAGTCCGCCCGCAGCACAGGCAGGTCCTCATCGCCACGCCGCCCGCCACCTTGACGATGGGGCGCGGCTTCTTGCCGCTGGTGATGTAGCGGATGGTGTTCATCTGGTTGGCTGCCTTCTCGGCACACCGGTGACCACAATACTTACGAGGGCTGGTGACGGTCTTGACCACGAATTTGCCCTTGCAGATCGGGCAAATGCGAGTCCTTTTCTCTCTTTCTTTGTTCTCACGGTAGAGTCGCTTCCGCATCTCTCGGCGGCACTCATCGGAACAGCACCGGCGGTTGAAGTAGTTGGTTACTATTTGGGTGCCACATATTTCGCATTTGATCGTATAGATTTTGCCGTTCATAGATGTCTCTCTTGCCGTAGTGGCTGACCGTATATGTCCATGACCGCGTTTCCTTGTCCTTCCACACTCCCATAAATCACCTCCGGCCTAAATCGCAGCACTTTAATCCCGGCGGGGTAGAACCCGCCGAGCCTCCGTGCATGGTCATACACCGTGCATGGTCATACACCGTGCGGACGGAGATTTGCAAGAGTTCGGCGACATCGGATGGGGTAAGTAATTGCGTCATAATTATAATCGCCGGATTCCTTTTGGTAGGCTCCGGCGGGCCTTCAAGGAGGGAGGTATGGTATTCTTTTACCACGCGGGGCAGCCCTTACGGTCCGGGCAGCCGCCGCAGTATGATGCCTTGAATTTGTCGCCGTTGTTGGGGCAGGGGCCGGACATCGCTTCCGGATCGGGAGCGCCGGCGGGATCGGCCTGTTTAGCCGATTCTTTACCTCCCTTTGCCGCTTTCGCCTGTTCTTGCTTCGCCCATGCTCCGTAGAACTTCCAGAAGTCGGCGGAATTCTTCGCCGCTTCGATCTTCACGGCCTCGATGGTTGCCTTGTTACGCTCCGCCGTTGACTTTAAAAATGCGTTCAGGAGGGACGGATCTGTGTCTTTCGGGATTGATTCATCGAAG